TGCTGTCTCCATGCGCTTGCTGCTTTCTCGATAAGGTCATCATCTGAGCCTTGAGATACAGCTCTACCTACCAGCTCGTCAAACTCTCTCTCACCAAGTATTCTATCAGATAGTCCCTTGCCTTCACGCTCAAGGTACTGAGTGTAAATGTCCTTATGTGCTTTTGCTGCATTAAAGAACAAGACGTTATATTGTTGTATTTTATTTTCTACTGATATGACGCTTCCGCCATCAACCTCAAGAATACTATCAACTAACTCTTGCTGTAACTTTCTTACGGATTTTGATTCTGATACGGCTGTTCTTGAGTATGGATCAAAAGGCATCTTACTCAATATCCACTTAACAACCTTGCCTGTTACCTCACCACCACTAGCGAATGTTTGTGTTGGATCGGTTACTATTCTTGTCTCTGCTGCACCGGCATCCTTTATCTGGCCCGTGCTCAACATGCTTAGCTCACCTTTCTCATGAAAATTCATTGTGTCAGTAAGCTCTTTCTCAAACCTCTCTACTTGTTTAACATGCGCCCTCGCAAAAGGAATACCAAGAACGCCACCAAGTAATCCACCAGCAGCAACATTTAACGCTGCTTCTTGACCAGTCCTAGTTATTTGCTGGTTTAGCAAGATTGATTCCTGAGCACCGATAACCCCAGCCTCCAGCCCGGCTATAACACCAGCACCTTTTAGGTATGACTTTCCAATGTTAGCAGCCCGCAAGACCTTGCTTGCTCCCAGTATTGGGACAAGGTTTATTGGCTCCAGCAATGTTTGTGATATTAATGTCGCAGTAAAGGCATAACCGGGGCTGGCATTTAATATCTCTCTGTCTCTTTGCTCCATTGCAAAGTTTTCTCTAAGAAGGTTAAGCTCAGTGACATTGTTTGTGCCTGTTATTGCTCGCTTTCTAAAAGAGTCATTCTCAGCCTCAGCCTTAGTCATCTCCTTAAATGCGTTATAACCCTCATCCCTTTCCCCTTCACCAAGACCTGTATTCTTAGAAAAAAAGTTTCCTAGTGTTGTGTCTTGCCTAATAGACGCTCCCACAACTGTGGCAAAGTCAGGGCCGCCCTTAGCAAAAGGTAGATCCGCTACCTTTGGAACTTGCTTATTATTTTTTGTAACGATAGGCATTATTGGGTACCTAGAAGCGGATTGTCAGACTCAAGCGCATATAGCTCATACTCTTGCTTTGTTAATGTTTGCTTAATCATTTCTTCAGAAACCTCTCCAGCGTTAAGCATTCTTCTTGCTTCTGATTCAGCTTCCTGCTCTATGCCTGCTTTATTAGTTATGCCTAACGGGCCAACCTTACTGCCAGCATTGTCTTTTGCAATCACATCAGTGAGTGTTTGTATAATTTTTTCATCAATTCTTTCTTTCGCCTCTGCGCTTAAAAATTGGCTTTGTCTTATTTCAGATGTCAGTGATGGTTTGTATGTTACCGCTTCATTGCTGTCTTTGAATGGAGACTCGCCTTTTTGCATCTGCTCTCTAGCGTGTGCTATCGCTTTATCTTTAATGTCTTTAGGGAGTTTGCCTACTGACATTTCACCTTCTGCAACTTGAGCTAAAACATCTAACTCTTTCTCGTTCAATCCGGGAACAATTAGCGGAATTAAGACATCCCTACCATTAATCTCAAAACCGGCAGAAACTTCAGACATTACTTTGCCACTAGGCAAGTCTATTAAGCCTAGCCAGCCCTCACCTTTAGGTGTGCCATCCTCTCTGTAGCCGTAATCAGCCACCAAAGAAACCGGCCCCTCATCAGTAAGCTTCATAATTTGATATACTGGCGCACCACTTATAGGGAAAAACTCATTATCCTCACCGGGTATCGGCACTAGAATAAAGTTTCTAGCCCCAGCAGCGTCAGTAGGAGTATCAATTTGACCTAAATCATAAAGCCCTTTCATAAAGTCTTTTTGTACCCAGTCACCAGTGCCGTCAATGGATGTGTAGGCGGCAACAGCACTAGGAGCTTGATACATAACATTGCCATTAAACTCTGCATATTCTGAGTTAATTTTCTGTAAAGCGTTATCTCTTGCGAAATCTAAAGTTGCACCATCATTGACGACACGGTTGCGAACTAATGTCTCGAACCTTTGTGTAATTATTGCCTCGTCAATTAACGCCCCATCCATGTTACCCTTAATCCAGTCACGATTGTCGTCGGCTGTTTTGTCGCTTGAGTATTGCTTGCCTCTATAGTCGATGGCCGCATCATCTTTTACTGTAGATTTTCTTGCGTAATCAATCGCTTTTTGAGGCGGCTCTCCGGCCTCTATGTTGGCTACTATTTGTGAGGCATAAGCGAGCTGGTCTCCCTTGACTACGTCGTAACCGTTAAGGCCTTTGCTTAGGTCTGTAATTATTTTGGCTGTCTCAGCGGCCTCAGCAGGATTTTTATTAACTAACTTGTTACTTAGGATGTTAGTTGTTAATGATGGGAATTTTCCCGTTTTAGTAAACAAGTTTTTAGCTAGCTCAATCTGTTGTTGCTGATCTATCTGCTCCACTGATTGACCAAAATAGACGTCGACATCTTCTTGCGAAGGCTTGACTGGAACATTGTTTTCGTCCACAACAATTGTGCCATTTAAAATGCTAGTAATGTTTGCATTGCTTTGATCAGTTTCCCGTTGTTCCTTTAGTTCTTCTCCCGCATCTTTAGCTTTCTTTTCAATGGCGGTCATTTGTTTATCTATTAAAGATCTATATTTGTTTCGCGCCTGCATCGCTCCCTTTGCAGTAGAAAGATCACCAAAAAGACCAGCATTGTAAGCAGAGTCAACACTAGATTCCCATGCGTCATAATCCTCCTGCACTCTGTCGGCTTGTAACTCAATGGCTATAACTTGCCTAGATGTTTGGTTTAACAGATTAACCCTGTCTTCGTCTTTTTTTGCATTAAGAATTGTGTTCTCTGCTTTGAGTCTTTCAGTTATACTTTCAACCACATCATCTGTAAGGCCAACAGTCGTCTTGTTGCCGTTCTTGTCAACTGTAGTTATGTTTTGAGCCTTAGTCGCTATCTCCGCAATATAAGCATCGCCTCGCCCTTGAGCGTAAGCCTCTCTAAAGCCGCCAACATATCCTGCTGTCAGTCTTTTTGTTTGATAGTTTTTGATAAAATTGTCTGCCATTTCTGGATCGTACTGGCCTATCTGATCTGCCGCCGAATAGATTGACTCTTCAGCTTTAGCTAGTACTTCTTCATCTCCATTAGCTACTGCCTCCATAGCAGTGTTAATGTCTGCTTGAACTTTTTGCTGTATATTGGACACGGCGACACCAAGCTCAGCCGAGTCTTTTTCTATTTGCTTCTTACCTACGCGCGGAACAGCATAGCTGTCAAACTCATTAGCAAGGTAAGCTCTGATTGATGGGTCAGCCAACTCTAAAGCCTTGCCTTTCATCGTACTAAGAGATTTCTGGAAACCCTCAACATCAAGTTTTGAGTCAATCTCTGCTTTGTCTATCTGACTTCTGAACTGGTTTATAGCAGCAGACTTATGCCCTTCTAACACAATGTCGTTGTACACTTGCCCAACTTTTGTCCAAGAGCTTTTTAACTCTGGAGCTTGAGCAGTAACATCAACCTTGTTAGCCTCCATAATCGCATTATCTGTAACCAGTTTCTCGTACACGCTGGCACCACGATTAGCCCACTTCTGTATAGTAGCGGCGCTCGTCTGTAATGCTTCAGCTTCAGCAGCTCTAAGATTACCGATGCTTCTTATGTTAGCTTCTTCTTTATATTCCATCTATGTGTCCTATATGTAATCGAATCTAACGTTGCCAGAAGAAAAAGTAGTGCCCGGACTTATAGTGCCAGCAGATGTTGTTATATTTTGCGTAGAACCCAAGCCCGGCTTCTGAGCAGGACTACCCATAGAAAACCCTGTTTGAGCCAATGTCATAGCCATATCTGCAACACCTTGATACTTGGCAGACTCAGCCCTAAACTTAAACGCTTCCCTTTGTCTCTGAAAACCTTTCTGAATAGATGCTCCGATAGCATCTGACTGTAATTGGTCTCTGCGGTAATCGTCCATAGACTTCAACTGCAAAGCCTCTACAGTTGTACCTCTAACGCCAGCCGCACCTGCACCAGCAGTTTGAGCTGCAAGAGCCGTTAGCAACCTCTCTCGTCTTATGTTGGACTCTTCTTTAGACTTTAGCTTCTCAATGTACTGTTGCTCTTTAACGCCTTCTTCTGCGGCCTCCATAGCCGCTTCCTGCTGAGCTGATGCCTTAGCTGATTGAGACAATGAATATGCTGCCGTAGCTACAGCAAGAGTTGTACCTACTGACACCGTAACGCCACCCACTGTAAACGTTGTCGCTAGTATCTCCATTACGCTAACTCCATCTCTATTGTTAATGATAATATCGTCATAGGCGCAGGAACTTCTTGCGTCAGTGTTACCTGAGCCTCTTTAGTCCAGCCTAATAGATACATGTCTTTTTTGCCTGTGTATGGTTGAACAGTGTTGTCCAAAACGTTCTCACCAAAAGCCCTAAATGGGACTATATTACCATTTATAGTCAAAGCTGTTGTGTCTTGAACAAAAGCACTACATTTAACTATTCTTTTATTGGAACTTAAATCGTAGCCTACACCAACATCTTTTTCGACGGGCATCGTCTTGACTGTTGGCGTGAAGAACAATCCTACCTCAGCAGAGTTTTCCGCCACTCTTGATAACGTTATACTTCCGCCACTAGGTGTAGCGTTAGATAAGACATTACCGTCAGCCCGTACTCTGCACTCTTTGCCGTTTAGGTGGCCTAGCCCAGTTAGTGTTGCTGACGCAGGGCTATCATAATTAACAGAAGAGTCCATTACAGAGTCGCTATCTAGCTTTTCTACATAGTACTTATCTACGCCGTCTATGTTTCTTTTTATAACAAAATAAATATCATCGACAAGCCTGCATACATTAAGGAATAAACCGTCAGTATCCCATGTTGTCCAGCCAGCTACTTCTTGTGCTCTAAGAGTATTAAATACTGCCATTGTGCCGTCGTTGTTTACGATATAAACGTAGTTGGCATCCTCGCTTGATGTACCTACAGATACAGCCATGTCAACAGGCTGATTAAGAACTGAAGGCGATAACAGTGACGTTGTTTGTGATAGATATGCTTCTTCAGCAAAGCTAAATACAAACTCTCTAAGAGCCTTGCCTGTTCGCTGAACATATATTGTTGCCCCATCAATTACTTTAGGTTGTATTTTTGATGAACCATAGCCAGTTTGTCTCTTAAATGCAACATTGCTTGGAGTTATTGGTGACTCATTAACATAGAACTCAGCGCCAGAGGTAAATACTTGCAAGTCGCGGTTAGAGAAAATGGCTCTAATTTCATCAAACTGATCAACGTCTAAAGTTACATCAAGTGATTGATCGTCTCTTAGTTTGCCGGGGTCAAAGTTAAACAAGTCGTTTACCCTGCTGCCCCATATAGTTATAGGTTTTTGAGTTGAGCCGCCAAACCATAATCGACCTTCATGGAATGTTATTGTTTTTGGCCAACCTCTAGTGTTAGACCATACATCCTCTGACCTGCTTGTACCGTTTTGCGTCGTAGATACAGATATGTTACCACCAGACACGTTAGTAACTCGGCCAGTCATCTGTGTCCAAGCATCAGCAGAAGCACCTGAGAAAGTAACAGTAAACTGATTACTGGCGGTCCTTGACACAGACACGCCAGAGTTGCCCGTATTAGGTAAATCTAACAAAGCTTTCTGCATGTCAACAGCACCAGAAGCATTGTCCTGATAACTAAACTCGTCAGTGTCTATGCCTTCAAGAGTTAGCTTGATAGGTGCTCCCGTTACAACACTGCTAAATGTTATAACCTGTATCTCATCAACAGCAGTGGGGCTAGATGCGTCATTGAAATCATACAAAGGCTTCTGTACAAAAGCTAGATCATTAAACAGCCATGACGTATCACTGCCGTCTCTTTGGAAAAGCTTGGGCGCGTAATTTTCATTAACCAATATCATTGTGTCGGCAGATTGTGCAAACCTAATGTTAGGTATATCCGCTGCTGCGTATGTTGTTGTTACAGTAGCCTTGAATACATCATCCCTGTAAACATCAATAGCGTTTTCTCTGAACACTAATAAGTAAGTTTGATCTACATTAAAAACAAAAGGAATTACCCTAGCCTCTGAGCTAACTCCATCAGCAACATATTTTAGGCCGGGTCTACGTTTCACGCCGCCCTGCGGCAAACAGACAACGTTGTTGCCAGTTATCATGCCGTTATAGTATTGGCTTACATCAACTCGGCCCAGTATCCTAGTGTCTAATACCCCTGAGTTAAATGCAGACTGATACTGGTAATACTTCATGAACGAACATCCCTGTAAGGATTAGACTCTATTGCGTCATTTGGAGCTTGCTGAGCATCTAGGTATTTTGCTTTTTTAATATATCTTTCGTACTTGGTATCGTAAATCATGTTCTGCTCTTCATTGTTTGTAACAATAAGCGCGAACTCGCTTGCCAACTTATATTCCATAAGTATCTGCAAGTAGGCAGGCCAAGTTTCTTCTCCTGCTCTGAATTGATAATCAACATACATCTCGCTTGTGTCGGCGTAAATTGCATCTTGAAATATCTTATAATTACTCGTGCCATATACCCTATTGATCTTCAATGTGCCAGAAGGTATTTGGAACGCGTATTGGTAATCGTTTAATGGAACTGCTGTTAATCTAGCCAGTTGCCTTTTTGCTTTACTGCAAGACCAAGGATACTCGCTGAGTACAGCCTTTACAGTTATCTCGTATAGATTTGAAGCTGCAATGCCTGATGCTCCACCTTCAGAAAAGGATGATATTGGACTAGCACCTATCCTTACTAAAGCATTACTAGCGACCTGAACATCTGTTGACATTGAAATCTCCTAAATAAAGTCGGGGCAGGGCCGAAACCCCACCCCTATAACAGCGGGGAACTGTTAATTAGTCACCATCTGTTTCGGCGATAACAGTACCGTCAGAAACATCAACAACACCTGAAGCGTTACTAAGAACGTTTACAAGGTTAGTTGTAGGTGTCGCAGTGTCAATAGCAACGATTACGTCACGAACACCAAGCTCACTTGATGCGCCGTTAAAGTAACCAGAAGTATTAACGTCAGCGATTGGATCTTCGCTTGAGTAAACCCATAAGCGAGGACTTCCACCGCCCGGACCTACTTGGTATAAACCATCTCGACTAAATGCCATGATTATTCTCCTTATGCAGTTTCGTCAGTGTGAATTTCAACAACGCCACGAGCGTCACGAACTACAGCACCAGCTTTTAGAATACCGTTGGCCAACCAAGATGTTTTCTCAGCGATCCAGTCAACAGTTGTTTTCTGGTCAATACCGATAGCCATACCTAACGCATCACGATGGAAAGCGTAAGCAGTAGCATCAGAAGAACCAGCACCCGGCAAACCACCCTCATCACGAGTTTCAATTAACTTGAATCTGAAACCGTAGAAAGTGTCAATGTCGCCGTTTACTAAAGCTTTGACGTTCATGTAGTCAGAGCTTGTAGCTTCAGTTGAACCTAGAAGTTGTTGCTTCTGTGTTGCAGTGAAAGCGATGTAACGACCGTCCATGCCCATACCTTCAGCATCAAAAGCAGCACCAGCTTCGCGTACTTTATCAACAGTAAAGCCAGCACCACCAACAGCAATGTTGCTTAATGCTGTACCAGCGGCAGCAGGAATACTACCTAAAGCGTCAATAGCTAACTGGTCTTCACGACGGCCCATTGCCATAGCGATTACCATTGCAAGCTCTTGTTGCTCGTCAAAGTTTACTTCAGCAGCGTCAAAAATATCAGTGTACTCTGGAGCTAACCAGTTTTCCAAAGTAGCTGGAATTAACGCGTGTGAAATGTCCATAGGTGTAACATCAGCTTGGCTTGCTTTTTGGTTAGCAAGGCCTTTGCCCATGCGACGGAATTTGTAAATGTCGCCAACAACATCAGTTCGTAACGTTAGGCAATCACGCAATTTACCACCAGATTGGTATGCGTGTTTAACTAAAGAATCGAACTCTTGTTGAGCAACAGAAGATAGAGTTTTACTCATGATCTTTGTCTCCAAGTAATTAAAAAAAATCAAAAACGTTTTGCTCGTCTCTGACCTAGTGACCGTTTACGGGTAGACCAGCACTCGCTAATCCCTTCGTATCACGGCCTACTTGAAGCAGGGTATCGTTAGATGGGGCGCCAATACATTATTTCATGGCGTGAAATTATTATAAGCTAAATTTTAGTTAAAAAAAAGCCCTAACACGTGAGGCAGATACGCGAAAGGGCATGAAGGTTAAATAATAACTCTAACCTAGTTGTGATGCAAGCCTTTTGTGTCTCTCTCTGAACACTTTATCTGTTTTATATTTTGGATCTCCTACAGCTTTATGATAGTCATCCCAAGTATAGCTCTCTTGCAGTGTAGGGGCTTGCTGACTTCCCGGCAACTTACTGTTTCTTGTTTTAGAAATCATAGCCTCTAAAACTTCAACTTGATCAGCCGTCATTGTCATTGTGTGCATGACTTCAACTTGCTCTTCACTAAGGTTGTTGCCTGCCCACGAAACCAATCCTCTTATGCGATCATCAGCATTTTCACCAAGCAGTTTTCTTTGCTCGGTATAATCAGTCTCTAATTGCCCCACCATGCTTTGCTGATAACCAACAAAGATTTCAAACAACCTTTGAGCGGTATCGTTGTTCATGTTACTTTCTTTGGCCACTTCCATGAACTCTTGGTATGCAACCAACTCAGTATCAACCTCGCCTTCAATACCCTCTGGCAACGCTAAGTCGTATTCATCAGGCGCGCCTACAAAAGCACCCAATCTTTTTTCAGCTTCTTTATATGCCTTGGCCTGCTCTATGATTGCCTCATCCTGTGACCTTTCGCCTGTTGCATA